GGGTCTCAGGCAGAGGAGTAATTCTAAACTGTAGAAATGCCCTCCTCTTGTTGGTAAACAGGAATCCAACCTCCCACCCTAAATATTCTTAAAAAAAGATGGCAATTAAAGTCGCTATATTGAATGATGGATCCCAACTCCTTGCAGATATAAAGGAGGTCTTAGATGGTGAGACTAAACAGTATCTGGTTATTAAACCTTTCCAGATTGTTTATACTTCTGAGATGACTCTTATGGAGGAAAAGGATGGTCATAAATCTGAAGTTAAGAAGGTTGGTCTTAAGTCTTGGTTAGAAGTATCAGAAGATGATACTTTTATTATTAATCCTGCCACAGTAACTACTGTGTGTGATCCTGTTTCTGATCTAAGATCAATGTATGAAGATCTAACAAACGGTAGGAGAATCTAATGATTAAAGTTCTTGTTTTAAAAAATGATTCTAAGGTACTAGTTACCAAGATTAGAGAAGTTCAGGCAATTGAAATAGGTGAACCAAATTGTGAATTAACAGATCCAGTTGAATTCAGATTGGGTGAAGAAGATTGGAAAGAAAGGTTGCAAAGGTGGCCAGGTAAATTAGTGACACAAGACAATAAGTGTATGATAACTTCTGATGATATACTAACTATAGTTGACCCAGATCCACAGCTTTTAAAAGCTTATGAGGATTTGATATCTGAATGAGATTCTACACAAATGTACAAATGATCGGGGACAAGTTCCTCGTTCGGGGGTACGATGGTGGTGAGTATTTTCAAATCCGTGAAAAGTACAATCCAACACTGTTCGTATCGTCTAAGAAAAAAACTAACTACATGACCCTTGAGGGTGAGTATGTTGAAAAGATTAATCCTGGTGGTGTAAGGGATAGTAGAGAGTTTATCAAGCAGTATGAGTTTGTAGATAACTTCAATGTATATGGTCAGGATAGATTCATCTATCAATATATCTCTGACAAATATCCAGAGGATGAGATTAAGTTTGATATAAGTAAGATCCGTTTATATACTATTGATATTGAGACTAGATCTGAAAATGGATTTCCTGATGTTGCAGCAGCAGATCAGGAAATTTTGTTGATCTCTATGCAAGATTATAATACTAAAGAGATTACAACATGGGGTGTTGGTGCATTTAAGAATAAGAAAGAGAATGTTCGTTACATTCAATTTAATAATGAGCATGATCTTCTAAACAGTTTTATTCAATGGTGGATGGATCATACTCCTGATATTGTGACTGGATGGAATATCCAACTGTTTGACATACCCTATATTGCTAGGAGATTGGATAGAGTTCTTGGTGAGAAACTTGCGAGGAGATTGTCACCTTGGGGATTGGTATCTCCTAAGGAAATTTTTATTAAAGGTCGTCAGTATCAGACATATGATATTGGTGGAGTTACTCAGTTGGATTACCTTGATCTCTATAAGAAGTTCACTTATACAAATCAAGAGTCATACCGATTGGATTATATTGCTAGTGTAGAACTTGGTCAGAAGAAATTAGATCATAGTGAATTCGACACATTTAAAGATTTCTACACAAATGGCTGGCAAAAATTTGTAGAATATAATATAATTGATGTCGAACTTGTTGACCGTCTGGAAGACAAGATGAAACTCATTGAGCTTGCATTGACTATGGCATATGATGCCAAGGTGAATTATGCAGATGTGTTTTATCAAGTCCGAATGTGGGACAACATTATCTACAATTATCTTAAGAAGCGGAACATCGTCATCCCACCGAAGGAGAGATCCGACAAGGATGAAAAGTACGCAGGAGCTTATGTCAAGGAACCGAAACCAGGACGCTATGATTGGGTGGTTAGTTTTGACCTCAATAGCCTGTATCCTCATCTCATTATGCAATATAATATCTCCCCAGAAACACTCAGGGAGACTAGATGTGCCAGCGCAAGTGTTGAGAGAATCCTCAACCAGGAAACTGAGGTAGATGGTAAGTATGCTGTATGTGCTAATGGAGCACAATACAGAAAAGATATTCGTGGTTTTCTCCCTGAACTCATGGAGAAGATGTATAACGAGCGTGTAATCTTTAAGAAGAGGATGATCGATGCCAAGAAGAAATACGAGAAGACACCCTCGCCTGATCTTGTCAAAGAGATTGCCAGGTGTAACAACATCCAAATGGCAAAGAAGATTTCTCTTAACTCTGCTTATGGTGCTATCGGCAATCAGTACTTCAGGTATTATAAATTAGCAAACGCAGAAGCAATTACCCTATCAGGTCAGGTCTCAATTCGTTGGATTGAGAATAAGATGAATGGTTACATTAACAAGATCTTAGGTAGTGATAATATTGATTATGTTATTGCATCTGATACTGATAGTATCTACCTCAATCTTGGTCCCCTAGTAGAGAAGTTCTTTCCTAATAGTGATAAGACAGTTCAATTATTGGATAAGATTTGTCAGGAGAAATTTGAACCCTTCATCGATCAGTCCTATAAAGAACTAGCAGATTATGTTAGTGCTTATGATCAGAAGATGTTCATGAAAAGAGAGAACATCGCAGAGCGTGGTATATGGACTGCTAAGAAGCGATACATCTTAAATGTATGGAATAGTGAAGGAGTTCAATACAACGAGCCTAAGTTGAAAATGATGGGCATTGAGGCAGTTAAATCTTCTACACCTGCACCATGTAGAGCAATGATTAAAGATGCTCTTAAACTTATGATGAATGGTACAGAAGATGAAGTTATTGATTTCATTGCTGCTAGTCGTAAGAAATTTAGGAATCTCCCACCTGAGGATATTGCATTCCCAAGGTCAGTTTCTGATGTCACTAAATATAAATCGGCAAGCATGATTTATACTAAAGGCACACCGATACATGTTCGGGGTGCTTTGCTGTTTAACCATTACATTAAGGAGAATAAGTTGACGAACAAGTATTCGTTAATCAGTAATGGAGAGAAGATTAAATTCTGCTACCTAAAAAAACCAAACAAGTTACATGAGAATGTAATCTCGTTTATCCAAGATTTCCCTAAAGAGTTGGGGATTGATAAGTATATCGATCACGACTTACAATTCGATAAGAGTTTTCTTGAGCCATTAAGGATCATACTGGACTCTATTGGATGGAAAGTGGAAAGAACTGCAAACCTCGAATCCTTTTTTACCTAAATGGAATTACCTATTAACGACAAAGAACTAGACACTATTGTTAGAGCACTTACCTTAGGTGGTGATACTGCATTGTTTCAGAAACTTAAGCTAGTTAAGGAGACCAGAGAAGGAAACACTGGTAAGCAGTTACTTCGAGAGGTCATATGATAATAGTATTCATTATAGTTGCATTATTGTTGTTTGTTATGGGTTACGGAATCTACCTGACCTTTGGACCAGGTAAAGAAGAATTGCGTGACCCTATTGACGAACATGCTAAAATGCATGAACTAGGAATAGCACATGGACATTCCCCTAAAAAACGAAATTAATTATGGATTTTCTGAAAGACATTGTAAAAGAGATTGGTGATGACTACACCCAACTCGCATCCGATATATCGGACAGTGAACAATATGTTGATACGGGTTCGTTGGTTTTTAACGGACTCATATCAGGTTCTATCTTTGGTGGTGTATCTAGCAATAAGATTACCGCTATTGCTGGAGAGTCTAGCACTGGAAAAACTTTTTTCTCTCTCGCCGTGGTTAAGAACTTCCTTGATTCTAACCCCGATGCTTACTGTCTCTATTTTGATACTGAGTCTGCTATATCTAAATCCTTACTAGAGGATCGTGGTATTGATACTACTCGTTTTGTTGTAATCAATGTTGTAACTATTGAACAGTTTAGGAGCAAGGCACTTAAGGCAGTGGATATATATCTTAAGACCAAAACAGAGGATCGCAAACCCTGTATGTTTGTGTTAGACTCACTTGGGATGTTGTCCACCGAAAAGGAAATTGATGATGCTCTAAATGACAAACAGGTTCGTGATATGACTAAATCACAACTTGTTAAAGGTGCGTTTAGAATGTTGACATTGAAGCTTGGGCAGGCTAACATACCTATGATAGTAACAAATCACACTTATGATGTTATTGGAGCCTATGTACCAACTAAAGAAATGGGGGGCGGTAGTGGTCTTAAGTACGCTGCTAGTACGATCATTTACCTCTCGAAGAAAAAAGAAAAAGACGGTAAAGATGTCGTCGGAAATCTTATCAAAGCTAAGACAGCAAAGTCTCGTCTAAGTAAAGAGAATAAAGATGTCACGGTTCGTTTGTTCTATGATGACAGAGGACTAGACAAGTACTATGGTCTATTAGACCTTGGTGAGATAGGTGGACTGTGGAAAAATGTTGCTGGTCGATATGAGATCGGTGGCAAAAAAGTATATGCTAAGGAAGTGTATAAGAATCCAGAGAAGTATTTTACACCTGAAGTTATGCAAGCTTTAGATGAAACGGCACAAAGAGAGTTTAGTTATGGTTCATAATGGCTTCTAGTCATTTATGTGGTATAATCTAACTGGGTTGCCTCCCACACTTTTATTTTATTATGGAAAAACTTGAACTAACTATCCTGAGTAATCTTGTTCACAACGAAGATTACTCTAGGAAAGTTATCCCTTTTATTAAACTTGATTACTTTGATGTAAGATCAGAGTTGATTGTATGTCAACAGATTATTGATTTCATAGCAGAATATAATAAAGCTATCACTACAGAGATTCTTAGTCTTGAGGTACAGAATAGAGAAGATCTTACTGAACAAGAGTATAGAGATACTCAAGATGTTATTTCTAAGTTAAAGAAGACTGATATTAATACTGATTGGTTAGTAGATGCCACAGAGAAATGGTGTAGGGATCGTGCTATATACTTGGCATTGATGTCTTCAATTAAGATTGCAGATGGACAAGATGACAAGAAAGGAAGGGATGCTATTCCTGGTATTCTGTCTGACGCTTTGGGGGTTTCTTTCGATAATCATGTAGGACACGATTACCTTGAGGACTACGAGCAAAGATACGAATTATACCACAAGCGTGAGGACAAAATTCCTTTCGACTTGGAATTCTTCGACAAGATTACAAAGGGTGGAGTTCCTAACAAAACTCTTAATATTGCTCTTGCAGGTACTGGTGTGGGTAAGTCTTTGTTCATGTGTAGTTTTGCTGCTAATGTGTTACTCCAAGGTAAGAATGTTCTGTACATTACGATGGAGATGGCTGAAGAGAGGATTGCGGAGCGTATTGATGCAAATCTTTTAGATGTTAACATAAGAGATATTACTGATCTTCCTCGTGCAATTTTTGAGAACAAGGTAAGTAACATTGCTAAGAAGACTCAGGGTTCTCTTATTATTAAGGAGTATCCTACTGCTGCAGCACATGCAGGACACTTTAAACAACTCCTTAATGAGTTGGCATTGAAAAAATCATTCAGACCTGATATAATATTCATAGATTACTTAAATATTTGTGCGTCGAGTAGGTACAAAGGAAATGCTTCGGCAAATTCGTACTCGTATATCAAAGCTATTGCCGAAGATCTACGAGGTCTTGCGGTGGAGTATAATTTACCTATTGTCTCTGCTACCCAGACCACTCGTGCTGGTTTTGGTAGTAGTGATATTGACCTTACTGACACATCTGAATCCTTCGGGTTACCTGCCACTGCTGACTTTATGTTTGCTCTTATTTCTACTGAAGAGTTAGATTCAATTAATCAGATTATGGTTAAGCAGTTAAAGAATAGGTATAATGATCTCTCTATTAATAAGAGATTTTGTCTTGGTATTGATCGTTCTAAGATGAGGTTGTATGATGTGGAACAAAACAAGGGAGGTGAACTTGTTGATAGTGGACAAGAACCAATAGATGACAAGGATAAGTTTAAAGAGTTAAAGAATAAACTTTCTAAGTTACAGTTTGCATCATGAATGTTTATGATGATTTTTTACCAACTCATGAGTTTAAAGTTATCCATGACTGTTTAACTAGTCTTCAATTTGATTGGCATTACTTAAATGGGTTGGTAAAAGATGATGATCCAAAAGGATCATTTCAATTCGTACATGGATTTTTTGATCCAGATACATCATGCACTTGTCCTTACTTCAATGTATTTGATTCTACATTAAATAAATTAGGTGTAAAATCTTTAAAGAGGGTGAAAGCAAACTTAACTACCAGATGCAATGAACCTCTTTATAGTAGTTTTCATATTGACTATCCCAATATAACAACTGCTATATTATATCTTAATACCAATAATGGATATACTGAATTTGAATCTGGTGAGAAAGTAAATAGTGTTGGCAATAGAATAGTTGTGTTTGATTCTAATTTAAAACATAGAACTGTTACATGCACAGATCAAAAAACAAGGATCGTTATCAATTTTAATTATGAAATCTAGCTCAGATAGATGGCAAGAGATATCTGTCCTTAATAATCTTAAATTTGAATTTAAGACTTTGGGGAAAGAGAATGATATACCCATCCTTGTAGCACCTGATTATTTTAAATTTCCTGATCTAGTCAGGGACTTTTTTATTAATGGATACTGGTGGGATAATTATTCAGATGATAATGTAAGACCTGGTAAAAGTTTCCTCATTCATGATGAGGTTGTACAGTGGTTTGTAACACCATTTGTAAAATCAATGGCTCCTTTATTTGGGTTGAAACATTTCTATAGTGAATGTGCCTTTGGTAATTGCTTTAATGGTAACATGCCTATTGTGGATCCTCTTTCTGCTTTCCCACATACTGATGCTCCACATGGGGTTGAAGTTGATGCTCACATTGCAATGAATATACCTCTTGTACAATCAGAGTATCCTATTCAGACAGGGTTCTGGTCTTTTAATGGAAAGAAAAATACTTTAGATATGAGTCATAATGATAGGAGAGATATGGTAAGATCACAAAAGCAAATTGCAAAGGATGTTCTTACTGATGATGCTAAGTGGTTCCAGATTAAAGATTATGGACCTTGGAAGCTTGAAGATAAATCAAATATGGTGTATAATGAAATGACATGTTATCCAACCTTTTTCTTTCATAATCCATATGTCGAAACTGATTGGTTTACGAACACTGATAGGATTACTATTAGTGCTTTCCTAAATACATCGCCAGAAAATTTGGATTTCAAGGAAGAAAACATAGATGATATCTCATACGCTTGGGAGCATTTTCATTTAGATAAACTTCATGATTATCATCCAAAGAAAACAACTGTATTAATGTAAATCATGCCTACTTTTTCAAGTGCTATTTCTGATAACGATTTTACTGAACCTCAGAAGCCAACCCCACAACTTAAAAGACCAAATCGTCCTAGGGAGTTTTGGGATGTAGAACCAGGTGATGCTGGAACTGAAGGATGGAGAGATGATCCAGATGATCCAACTGGTGCTCAACTTGGTAGTATTGCGAATACAAATCCTAATCCAACACCACCTAAGGCAACAGATCCTACTAGTGTTCAGCCTAAGCAAGCACCACGGGCAGCACAACCTCCTGTAACTATTACACCTGAGACTCCTGCTGCACCTAGAACAGATAATCCTAAGTGGACTGAGTATACTAACTTTGTAAATGCTGTTACTAGCGATGAGTCTAAGATTGCTTCTCAGTTCATTGCTCGTACTGCACAACTTCAAGCACAGGGATGCAAACTAGAGCGTCTGTTGACTGCTGCTGTTGGTATCAATGCAGAAGGTGGAGAGTTCTTAGAGATCGTTAAGAAGATTACATTTCAAGGCAAACCTTATGATGAGGCAAGTATCAATCATCTGAAGGTTGAACTTGGTGATGTACTATGGTATGTTGCACAAGCATGTATAGCATTGGATGTATCTCTTGATGATGTTCTTGCTCAGAATATTCAAAAACTATCTGCTCGTTATCCAGATGGACATTTTGATTCATATTTCTCAGAGAACAGACGCATAGATGACCTCTAAATACTTATAAAGTGTTTAGGGTAGATGGCACAGCCTAAATTCGGAGCGTTAAGTAAAGCAACACTTGGCAAAAGGGGTAATGACGAGAACTTAGTGAATAAGTTTTTTCATCGTGAACACATGATGAATATATTTCTTCATAAGGAAGGTCAGTTTACCCCTGAAGCTTTAGTGATAACAATTGATGGTCAGGAGGTTGAAGCATATGAAGCTGACGAGACTGATAGATGGGAAGAAGCTTTAACATATATTAGGAATGTAGTTGAGCGTAAAAACACCAGAGATAATATTCATTTTACTGGTAGGTTTACTAAGAGTGGTCAGATAAAAACTGCTAAGATAACTGAGTTCTTAAAGACTGAGGAGTTTGGTGGGCAAGGTGCTAAGAAAGTAAACGCTGGAAATTTATTTGAGAAAGAGTTTGAACATAGTTTACAGTGTAAACTTCAGTGTCTATGTAAGAAAACAAAGTATGATAAAGAAGCGCAGGACTTATTAGATCTTATTGGTCCAACTGTTAATGGTGGTAAGCAATCTTTGGCAGGTGTTAAATGGGCAGGACCAGCAAATCAAAAAAGAACTTTAGTAGAGCAGAGTAAGAGTGTTGTTGTTAATACTGAAAAGAAAGTAACAGAAGATATAGGAAGTATTGTTACTGACATTACAACATACTGGGGTGGAGAAGATAAGAATCCTCAGTATCTTTCTTTGAAGTGGGGTAATACTTTGACCTTTATTAATTCAGGTGTTGGTAAAGTATTTCCTGAAAGTGAATTCAAAGCTGCTAATTTTAAGCATCCTATTGCTGCAGCATTATTTGATACTTTTGGTATAGATCCTGTTAAGTTTGCACATGCTTTTAATGGATACCCACATACAACATCTTTGGGTAAGGATACAAATCCCAATTTCAACAAACAAAAAATGCAGAAGTTATTGAGGTATTGTATTGGTTATAATTATTGGATGGTACATGGTGGTGTTGGAGCTATGAAGATGTTTAAAGTGGATCAACAATATTTAAATCAAGCATCTTCCATTCAAGGTGGTTTAACTATACATTATGGTGGTATGAGTGGTAAAGGTAAGAGAGTTGATATGACATGTGAGAGTTCAAAATATAAATTCACTTGGAACATTAGAAACAAACAATCAGGAAAATTTCCATCTCATATAATGTGTGACTATAAAGCAAAATGAAACATGAAATATTATTTGGGGTTCCTTTGTTTCGGTACTACCTTGACCCTAGTGAGATAAGAGAAAAAGCAGAGAAGAAGTTTAAAGATTCTGATGGACTACCTTTAAACGAAACACCTGGTGGATGGGACTGCACAATTAAGACTGACTTTGATATTAGTAGGCAGAATTTATATACTCATTATTATGATGGGATAATGAAACAGTTTAGTGAAGATGTTGGGTTGCAAAATGGCAAAGCAATGATTCATGAGTCTTGGGTTAATTATTATAAAGGAGGTATGAATCAAGAAGAGCATGATCATTTACCATCATTTTATTCTGGAATTCATTATATTAAATTTACTGATCATGAAGCAGTTCATTTAATGAATCCTTTATTTCAGATGTATAATATGATATACAATTCTGGAGTTCGTGGTAGTGATGAAGATGCTTTATCTGCTCATCCATTTTCGAGACAGTATTGTTGTCCAGAAGTTAAAGAAGGTGATATTATTATATTTCCATCTTTTATAAGGCATAGAGTTAATGCTGTAAACTCAGGTGACGCAAGAATAAGTGTGGCATTTAATATAAATACCATCGAGGGATCCACTAGACGAGTGTTTAGTCCGAATTAACATGAAGCCTTTTTTAAATTTTCTATCTGAAGCATCATCTAATGCTGCAAAACAGGCTAAGAAATTAGGTCTGAAAGGTGATGGGCATGGCTCATGGATGGACTCAAACGGGCGTATAGTCGGACGCACCGTAGAAGGAGAATTAGTATTTAATAGTGGAAGAAAACCAGCAGCAGAAACCGATCCTCTCAAACCTGGATCAGCGGCTAGACAAGCGGTTTCGGAAGTACCGCCACCGTCTGTACCAGGTTCAGCACCTGAAGAATTGCCCCCTCCAGAGGAACAAGGAGAAGTGGCAAAGACAAGAGGAACGCTTACTCTCGGTTTTGGTAGGTTTAACCCACCGACAATTGGTCACGAAAAACTTTTAGATAAGATAAAGGATACCGCAGATAGTGGTGCTTATACTGTTTACCCTTCGCACTCACAGGATAATGATAAGAATCCTATTGGTGCAGAGGATAAGGTTCTTTTTATGAAGAAACTTTTTCCAGATCATAGTTCTAATATAGTGTATGATCAATCTATTCGTACAATTATTGATGCTTTAGTTCATGCCGATGTCCAAGGATACCAGTCCATTAATCTCGTGGTTGGCAGTGATAGACAAAAAGAGTTTGAGAGTCTCGCCAACAAATACAACGGGGAACTCTATAATTTTGATGCGATTAATGTCATATCAGCAGGGGACAGGGATCCCGATGCTGAAGGGACAGAGGGTATGTCTGCTTCCAAACTTCGAGCTCTAGCAGCAGATGGAGATTTTGAATCATTTAAAAAAGGATTACCTAAAGCAGCAAAGGGTGCAGTAGCACAGGAGTTATTTAATACTGTTCAAAGATCTATTGGTAAGAAAGCAGTTGCTAAAGAAGGTATAGAATTATGGCAGATTGCGCCCAAGTTAGATTTCAAATCTTTAAGGGAACATTTTGTTTCTGGTAATATATTTAATATAGGAACACTGGTTGAAAACCTTAACACTGGACTAGTTGGCCGTATCCTTAGAAAGGGTACAAACTATGTCATAGCAGTGACTAATGAGGGTATCATGTTCAAGAGTTGGATCAGTGATATTATGGAAGCTAAAGCACCTTCAGGGGTCGTTGCATCTAAGAGAGAGATAGGAACTGACTCCTATAGAGAGTATGTTCAAGCACTTACTCCAGCAGAGAAGGTCAGATCATTTATAAATAATATCAGAAAATAGTTGCGCCCAGTTGAGATGACTAAATCTATTGATAAAACTGTAGAAGAGATCTTTGCTCAAAGCAAGAGTAGTGTCTTTACTGAAAAGGTTGAGGAGGTTACTGAAGAAGTAAGTCCTCAAGAAAAGCGCAGACTTGATATTGCCAAAGCTATTGAAGAAGCACAGACTGCTAGAAAATTGGCAAAGGAGCAAGAAGAATTAGAAGAAGCAAAAGCATTACATAAGTCAGAAAATGCAACTACTTCTGATGAGAAGGACAGGGAAATTATAGAGAAGAATGTAAAGAATAAGATTGAGATCAATCCTGATATGAAAGAGTCTATCGTAGGTAAGATCTATGATATGTACAACAATAAGTATCTTAGTGAGAAGCAGTATACTTTAACTAATGCTGATAAGAAGGGTAATACTCCTGCATGGCAGAATAGGAATAAGAAGAATGTGAAGACAGGAGAACCTCTCTATAAGAAAGCAGATCATATGAAGGAAGACGAGGATTTAAAAAAAAAACTCTAACGGTTGAAGAGAACGATAAATTATATCTTTTAAAAGCTAATGGTGATGTGGCATATGAGGTCACTGATCTTTTGCTGCCTGATCCCATAACAGAATTGAATCGCTATGCAAAGGAGACTGGAAAGAATACTGGTTCTTTGAATAAGAGACCTGGTAGTAAGGTTCAGAAGGGTGGTAGTAAAGATAAGGCACTTAATTTTGTTAGAGGTATGATCCGTAAGGAGACTGGTAAACCTGAAGGACAACGGAAGAAAGTTAAAGGTGCTAAGTCTAATGAAAAGAATACAGGATTGCAGAAAAAGATAGACAAATTAAAGTCTAAGAGGGCATATGCCGATAGAGCAAAGAAGGCAGGATTTAAATCTACTCAGGATTATACTAACACTGTAGCAAGGTATGGTGGAGAGTCTAACTATAAAAAAGGTAAAGGTCTGGGTACTTAGTTCTATAAATACATTTAGATAAAAATCGTAACTGGGACAAAGACATGGCTCTCTGGGGTTCTAATGATAATATTACGACATTTGGTACTATTGCAGTAGATGGAACTACTGTAACAGGTACTGGAACGACCTTCACTTCGGATGTGACCGTAGGTCAAGTCATTCGAGTTGGTGCTAGAGGCGGTGTCGGAACTCACTACGGTGCAGCAGTAATCACAGGTATTACTAGTGACCGAGTGTTAACCATCGATACAACTGATGGTTTAAGTGCAACAAGTATTGCAGCAACTTCCTACTATGTTACTGAACTTCCTAAGAGTTCTGTATTAGATAGTGTATATCAGGAAGGTAGATCAGATGCTGACGCATTAGTTTATGGTGTTGCAACAGAAAATACTGGTGCTTACAAAGTCGATCATGTAGGTTGGGTCGGTGTAACCACATATATAGATATGCATGGCACACTGAGAGTTAAAAAAGAGACCCTCGTAGCAATGAGTGGAATCACAACTGGAAGTCTCCCATACCCCACTGACGAATAACATGTAAATGAGATTTGATGAACTGAACGATAACAATTATCTCCTATTCGCTATTAAAAATTATGATAATCCCCAGGCTGTGACCGAGGACGATTTTTACGATGATTTAAAGCGAATAAAGTATATAAAAAGATTGTTAAAAAGATACAGGAACACTGGAGAGTTGAGGACTCATCTTATCCTCAACCACTTCATTGTTCTTTTTAATGTTTTCGGTGATGCTGGAGTTCCTTTACTATTTTTTAAATTAGATAAAGATCTCTGGTCATGCACCAAGAGTTTCCTGACATACCTTGGAAGAGTACCTGAATACCCACCTTCAGGACTAAATAGAATCATGGATGATGAATTTTGTTTGACCCAGTTGCGTTCACTCTGATGAAATCTTTCAACCAATTCAAAGAAGAGATGATGGCTGGTAATGCAGTTGGCAGCAGTGGAGGATTTAGTTCTAGTGCTGACGCAAAAGGACCAGTAGCAGGTTATGATAAAGGATTGGGTAAGAAGAAAAAACCACAGAAAAGATATGCTTATGGGGGAGCAGGATCTAGAAAAAGATGGATGTGAATACTGCGATATTAGAAAGATTAGAAAAAGTAGTTGATTCTCTTCAGGAAAACTCCGTGAAGATGGGTCAACTTCTTGCTGTTCATAATGAAAAACTTGACAAGCAGGATAGAATAGATGCTGTTCTGTTTGAAAAGGTGGAGTCAGTTCACCGTGAAGTAAACCGTAGAGCAGAGGAGATAAAGAAAGGTTGTGAAAGAGACATACGAAAGGTTGATGACCGTCTACAGGTCATGGAGAAGAAAATGTGGACTATTTGTGGTGCTCTTGCTGTTATATCTTTCATCGTTAGTCCAATCGGACAAAAAATCTTGACGAACATGGTGAGTAATGCTACAATATCTTCAGAGCAAACCTTCGTGAATGGATCTAATTGATTCAAAGTATATTGGTCTAGTTTCTGCTCGTCTGGATAAGTTTAAAAAGGTAAAGAACAATCTTTACAATTTTAGATGCCCTCTATGTGGGGATTCCAAAAAGCATAAGAACAAAGCTAGAGGATATCTTTATCAAGTCAAGACTAATACTAACTATAAGTGTCACAACTGTGGTGCTTCTATGTCTTTTAATAACTTTATTAAGAAGTTAGATGGAGTTCTTCATGGTAAGTATACTATGGAGAAGTTTAAGTCTGGATTTACAGGAAAGAATTTTCCTGCGGAGGAACCTAAGTTTGAATTTGAGAAACCTGTCTTTGAACAAAAGATAGATCTCCCTCTATGTTCTGAGGTTACCTCAGCTAGAACTTACTTAGAGAGCAGGGCATTAGATCCTACTCTTTTTTATTATGCTGAGAAATTTTGTGAGTTTGTTAACAGTTATAAACCCACTTTTTCTTCTCATGTTAAAGAAGAATCAAGGATAGTAATACCTCTCTATTATAAAAAAGAACTCATTGGATTTCAGGGCAGATCTTTAGGTCCGAGTTCTGTTAAATATATCACAACCATTCTTAATGATGACGCACCAAAGATCTACGGATTGGATCAGATCCGAGGAGGAACTCCAGTCTATATTACAGAGGGACCGTTCGACAGCTCGCTCGTTCCAAATAGCATTGCTCTGTGCGGT